TTCTCGTCCAGGAGCTCGTCCAGGAGGATCTGCGGGCCGATGTCCGTCGTCAGGGCAACGAACGCCTGCACGGTAAAGGTGTAGTCCGTGTCTCCCTGAAAGGCTTGGTGATACTTGGCCGCTGGGGGCAGGATGTGGATGCCCGGTGGGGTCGGGTTGGCCAGGGCGTAGCGTGACACCTGAATGTCCGGGATCGTCTTGAGGTTGTCGCGCAGGCCGGCGCGAAGATCACCAACTACGCTCATGCTCCGCGTACCAACGTCGCAGGGCTTCGACCTTCTCCAAGTACGCCATCAGCGCGACCCAAAACTCCTCGCAGAGCCGGTCCATCATCTTGGCTTCGTAGACCGCCATCGCTCATTCGATCATGGGGGTGACCTTGTACCCCGCGAGCAGGAGGTCGACCTGCGGATCGAAGCGACCGATACGGATCTGTGGCCCGTCCAGCGACGTGGCCAGGATTCCGAAGGGTGCCTCCCGAGCTCGGCGCAAGAGCTGGACAGCGATGATGAGCACGGCCTCTTTGATCTCGGGCGGAGCCGTGGCGTAGCCCCAGTCTGCGGTGATGGAGACCGCCTGGGGAGAGCGGGTGAACCGCTTGCCGTTGAGAATGCGGATTGTGTCGCCGCCGTCGACGTAGTAGTCCGTGCCCTGCACCCACGCCGTCCCCTCCTGGGTAAAGGCGGTGATGTTGGAGATACGGCCCACCCGGAGATAGACATCGGAGACGGGAGTAAAGAGGCGGGTGGTCGCAGCCGAGAGCGTGAAGGGCCCCGATCCGGTCATGTCGTCCACGACATTAGAGGCGGACTCGAGGGCTCGAGCGATGTCCTGGTCTGCAAAGGCTTCTCCGGAGAGGGAGAGCGTGTCCTTCATCTCCTCCACCGAGACGTACTGGTTAGTGACCGGAGCATGGGCCCGGACCTCCACCAAGAACTCGGGCGTATCCTCGTACTGACCTCCCGCGGTGACCCTCCACCAGGCTACGTAGAAGCCAGATGTGTCCACATCGAGCGCAGCCCAGTCGTAATGAACGAGACCCGAAGCGGGCGTGTCGACCACCGCAGCTGCGTCCACCTTGAGCGTGGACGAGGACACCGAGCGCATCTGGAGCTTCACCGTCGCGCCGGTCAGGTTGACGGGAACGCCGTCCGTGAGGATCTGCCCCGTCAGCGGTGGCTGGCGGTTGTCCTTGTAGTGGACGATTACCTCATCCATGCCTTAGCCGCCTCTCGTAGACCTCGGCAAACTCCAACCAGCGGCCCGTGCTCTGGCAATAGTAGAGAGCGGCGAGATAGACCCACGGATGCCGCCAAAAACTCGGACGCTTATCCATCGACACCCATTCTGCCACCCGTGGCGGAGGTCAACTCTCGTTCCGAGCTCCGGGCGAAGACCCTGCCTCCGTAAGTGGCGTCCACGTTGCCGGCTCCGTTGACGTCCATACGCCCTCTGTTCCTCGAGGTGAAGGGCAGGAAGATGAAAGCGGAGGGGATGATGACGGTAGGGGCGGGAGCCACACCCAGCCCGAGGGCAGGGAGAGGGAACACGACCACTCGAACCGCTGCGGTTGGCGTGACTCCCAGGGCCACACTAGCACCGACCACGATGGACTTCCCGGGGGTCGCGGGAGGGGTGACACCGAGAGCAACCGAGGCCGTCAATACCTTCACAACCGAGACCACGGGCTGGGGTGCCACTCCAAGCGCCACAGCAGCCGTCAGAGCCCTTGTGACCAGCACAGTGGGCTGGGGCGTCACGCCGAGGGCGAGCGCGGCAGAGGGCGTCACAGTCACGTCGCCCCCGCCGCTGATTACGACCGTTGGGGCCGGGGTAACGCCGAGAGCGAGAGCCGCAGTGGGGAAGACAACAACCAGCGGCGTTGGAGCAGGCGTAACCCCTAGGGCCAGCGCCGCTGTTGCGGCCTTGACGACGGCAACGACTGGCGCAGGCGTGACACCGAGCGCCACCGAGCTCGTCTCGATGACGTCGACCTTTACGACCGGAGCAGGAGTAACCCCTAGAGCTGTAGCCGCGCCGACAACGACGGTGACATCGCCGGCAACGACCGCAGACGGGATCCACCGCTGGGCTGGGATCCGTGGAGGAGGCGGGCGGAAGGTGTAGAGGCGCACGCCCCTACCCTCCTAGACTTCGAGCCAGTAAAGGCAGCCCGAGACGGTGATCGAGTCGGTCGGTGCAGAGAGAAGGCGAAAGCTCGAGACCGGGCCCTCTGCTGCGAGGTTGGAAGCCTTGAGCCTGAGCTCCGGTATCGGGAAATACTCGAGCGGGACCCTGATGTTCCAGCCGATGATGTCCTTGAGCGTGCCACCCGTGGAGGCGGTGCCCCTGTTGGAGACTACGGCTGCAGAGACCGTCGCGGATCCCGCCTCGTTCGTGTATGGGACCTCAGTGAGTGAAGTCCCGGTAGAACCCGCGGTCACGTCTTCGTAGTAGCCGATGCGGAGGACCTCCTCCTGGGCGTCTCCCAGGTCGGTGGTCTGACAGAGGCGAAAGCCCATGATGATGATGGGCCGATCGGCAGCCGGCGTGATCTCGAAGACGTCCGTGGCGGTCGTGAACGCCAGAGCGTCCATCGGTGCCGAGTAGATGCCGGAATACATACCGCTCCTTATCTTAGATTGAGCGTCGGATTAGGTGGAGGCCACAGAAGGGAGGTAGCCGCGGCGGCAGCTGGGTGGATGGCGATGGTCTGGGAGGCTGTCTCCTCAGTCGATCCACCCGTCGTCAGGAACGTGCCCGGATCATCCGAGCTCGCCGTCAGCTGCCGAGTCGCTACCCCAACCCCAGCAGCGGTCGTCGTGCCCGAGTTGGAACCGTTCGTCTGTGAGCTGTGCGTGTAGTTCGTCGGGTCCGTCGACGTGATACGACCTGCGCTCGAGACGAAGGCAGCCACAAAGAGGTAATCCTTTGAGACTCCTGGGTTGCAGTTGGGCGGGTTCGGCACATTCGTGTTCGCCAGTGTCGCGCCCGCCTGGGTGGTCGGCGCAGTGACAGTCGGATCGGCTGCGCCCGTGATCCTGAGCGAGCAATGAGCCTGCCGGGTCGTGTTCGTGGTCGTCACGGTGATAGATGCACCCTCCGTCCCGTCAGCCTTTCTCCACGCCGGGCAGAGGCAGGCCAGCGAGCCTGCCGCGTTCTCGATCTCTCCTAAGACAGTCCAGCCGCCCGGAAAGCCGGGAGTGGCGCCGGCAGCGTCCTTATGACCGAAGAACACGAGCAGCGTGTCTCCCGCCGCGATCGAGGCGGGCAGGTTGACCGTATGCGACGACTGCAAGGTGTCGTTGTTCCCGCCCGTCTTCGTGGCCACCGCAGGCGAGGCCATCTAGTCCGCTACAAAGCCGCAGTTCACTCCCGCATTGAGGCAGCGGGAGACAAGATCGGCCAGGGGCGAAACGAAGAACACATCCGCATGCGGCAGGATGTTGTGGTCCGAAAGCTCCCAGCCTGGTCCGCCCGATCCGGTCGGGAAGCGGGCGAAGATGTGCAGGAACGGGATCTTCCTCGGGTAGTTCATGGGGCAGCTCGAGCCGACCGGAAAGGCCATGTGCGAGCGGTGATCGGCGCTGTCGAGGTTCACGCCGTCCCAGCAGTTGGGGAAGGCGAGCCGGACCTGGAGCTCGTCCGTCGGGCACCTGGGGATCGAGGTCGTGAACTTGCCCGCCGGGTTGTTATCGAAGCAATCCCAGAAGGTCTTCGGGTTCGCCTGCGGATTGCCGGCCACGATCTTGAGCCCTCCAGGGGGAGGGATTGTGCTCGAGTAGGAGACCGGGAGGTTCTTGTAGTAGGTGAAGGTAACCCGCGGGAGGACCGTGTTGCCGTTCGGGTCCTTGAGCGTCGGCATCCAGTAGGCGGTTTTGTCCGAGTGCAGGTCGCAGATCGAGTTACCGGCCTGCAGCGATGCGAGCGTGGAAAACTCGTCCACGGTCTCGTTGCACCAGCCCATGTGCTCATGAGCCGATGGGAAGACACCGGGAGAGACGATTGGATCGACCGCCCGGACCCAGGCCACTCCGGGATTCTTTTGGCGAACGATGAACGTGCCTTCTCGAGTCTCTGCCGCTACAGGCGCGGCGAAGACGAGGGCGAGCAGGAGGCTAAGTAACGTCGATCTTCGCAATGCCCGTGGCATCCCACTGCACCGTAAAGTTGGCCGCGGTAACGCTCTGAGCTCCGAGGTCGTAGAAGGAAACGAGCGGGTCAGTCGTGGAGGCGCCGGCCGTGTCCTCGAACACGACCGCGTAGCGGATCGAGGCGATGGTTGCCGTCGTCCACACCGCGTCTGCGGCGTCGAAGCGCCACTCGTCGGTAGCCGTGTCGTAGACGGAGGTCTTCGATCCGAGGATGACTCCCTTGGTGGTGTAGTTCGTGCCGGAGACTTCGTTCGTGGCATCGTTCCAGAAGTCGTCCGTGTCGTTGTTGGGCGTGTACGTCGCCGTGTGAAGGGAGCAGTTGAACACTCCGGTCAGGAAGTCGGACTTGGTGGCGCCCTCCATCTGCCGCTCGATAAAGAGTCCGTACCAGGGCACCTAGCTCACTTCCTTGATCGACTCGATGGTGAGATTGTCCTTCTCGTAGCGGTCCAGGTCGCGCTTGCGCCGTTCCATCTCGGCCTCGAGCGCCTTGCCCGTAAGGTTTTGCTCCATGCGGGCGAAGGTGAGCGGGAAGCGCCCTGCACGTTGCCTCTGCGCATCGAGCGCCGCCCGCTCTGCCTCCTGCCTTGAGTCTGCAAGCAGCGTCATCACCTGGTCTCCACCGGGGGACTTGAAGTGAATCCGCCACCGCTTCACTACTTCTTGTCTGCCTTTCCTGCGTCGACCTTCTCGACGTTCTCCTTGTCCGCAGCCGTCACGTAGGCGTTGTCTGCTACATGCGTCTCCGGGTGGATCTCAGGCTCGCCGGTAGGAGCGCCTGCTCCTGCGATGAGTGACTGAGCGATCGGCGTCTCCGGGTCGTTGGTCGAGACCGGAGGCCGGTTCACGGGAAGGTCGGCATAGGGTCCGGGCTGAGAGGAAGCGTCCGCTTCGTGCGGGACTTCCTCTGTGGTCGTGACGACGGCTTGCCCCTCGTAGGGGTTGCCCTCCTCGATGTTGCCTTTGGTCTGAGCCATGCTTCCCCCCTTTAGGTTGCGGCGTAGGCGAGCACGCGGAGAGCGTCCGCGAGCACGACTTTGCCATCGAGGCGCAGGTAGCAGCGGAAGCCCACCTGTCCGTTGTCGGAGTGGAGCTCGTTCTGGCGCTGCATGAACACGCCGTTTACGCGGCGGATCCAGTAGGCGCGGGCAAACTGCCCGACGATGCCAAACTTGGCGTTGGCGCCAGGAGCGGCAAGGTTCGGGTGCGAGTAGACCGGAATGCCCTGGATGGTGTCCGGGGCCCCAGCCGACAGGCTCGGCTGCCAGAGAGGACGACCGGTCGAGTCGACCAGCGTCATCAGGCGAACCCACTGACCGTCTGAGATCAGGAGGGCCATGTCCTGGCGGTACTGAGCCGGGACGGTGTAGATGGCCGCGAGCAGAGCCGCAGCCGTTGGGGTTGCCACCTGGCCTGCAGGCAGCGTGGAGACCGTCACCGCAGAAGCGGCGTCGAGGATGCCCGTGGGCTTCCCCGAGCCGTCACCCGAGATGTAGGCCGACTCCGCCAGGGCACCGATCCGCTCACCGAACTCCGTAGAGATAAAGCTGGTGAGGTCGAATGCGGAGTCCGTCAGAAGCTCCTCGGAAACGATCATCTTGCTGCCGGCCTTGAAGGCCGAGAGCGTGCCGTTGGTGATCGTCTCGTCCGAAGGCGTGTAGGCCCCGGACTCAGCGATCCATGCTGCCGTGCCGTGCGTCAGGTTGAGCGGAACGTTGATCGTCTCGCCGTCTGACGTCTGAAGCGTGCGAGCAAGCGTTCCCACCCCACCGGGCAGGAAGCGCAGAGCACGAACTACCGAGTCTGCGATGTCCGTCGGGACGAAGAAGCCACCACCCGAGGCCGCCTTCGAGAGAACGCGGTACTCCTCCGAGTCGAGCGACTCCTTGCCTTGGAGCAACCACTTGTAGACCACAGGCCGAACGTCGGGCAGGTCCTGAATGACCGGCACCGCGTTCTGCGAGCGGTACTCCGCAAGTGACTTCGGAGCTCCGTCGGGCGAGTAGGACACCGCGTTCTCGGGCAGCCAGTTGGCCAGCTGCTCCGTGCGGGTGTGCTGCTCGAGGCTCTCGTTGATGGAGAGAATTTCCTTCTCGAGCTTCTCGAACTTTTCCTTGTCCTCGGCCCGCCACTCGGCTTCCTTGTTGTCGGCCTTCCACTGGTCAGCCGCCGTCGCCGTTGAGCGAAGCTCCTGGACGAGTGTCATGCGCTGTTCTTTCAAGCGCACTTCGTCGTCACGTCGCATTTGTTACCTCCCTTCGATTTGGTCGATGTACGACTCCCACCAAGGACGAGGATCCTTGACGGGTGGCTCGGGGGGTTCCTCGCCCCACCAAGCCTCATCGTTGGGAGGTGACTCCGCTACCGCCTGCTCAACCTGTGGCTCCTCACCGATGAGCAATTCCTGCAGCGGAGTCGCAACGAAACCTGATGCACGTAGCTCTACCTGGGTTGCCGAGTACGCCGGCTCCCACGTCAGAGTTACGTCCAGCAGGCGCTGTGCGCCCGTGAGGATCCTGTAGACCTTTCCATCGCGCTTCTCGATGCTCGAGTCGTTCTGGGAGACCTCGATCCCGTAAGACATTCCCTTCACGTCTTCGCGCTCGATCAGCTCGCGGACGTACTCCCCGAGGCCCGACTTGGGGAGGCTGGCTTCGACCAAAAGGCCCTTGCCGTCCTCTCGCACCGTCATCGACTTCGGCGTGCGAGCGAGCAGCTGGTTGCGATCGTGCTGCCAGAGGAAGGGAACGGAGTCTGTGTTTTGGAGCGCCTTGCGAAATGCGCCGGGCTTGATCTTCTCGATGTAGCCCGTGGCCTCGATCAGCCGTTCGTTCCAGGGAGTGTCGAAGACAGCGGCATAACCGCGGAAGTTCATACCTTTGAGCTCGGCGTCCCGGAGCTCGACGGAGCGATGCTCAGTCTGCACTCTCACTCCCCGGAGGAAGCGCGAGTTGGGCCGGGACAGCCGGCGTGAGCTCGTCCTTCTCGGATGCCGTCAGGGGCGGCATGTTCTCTAGTGCGCGCACCTCATCAGGAAGAATGGCTTTCACGTCGGACAGAGCCTTGTAAAACTCGCCCCTGGCCTTCGAGTCTCCGCGCATCAGGCCCTCCAGTGAAAACTCGGGATACCAGCTGGAGAAGGGGAAGATGCCGCGGTCGAACCCGAGAAACTTTTGCATGTTGACGGTCACAGGGGCAATGGCCATCGTAGCCAGTTGGATCTTGTTGGACTCTACGGTTTGGTAGGTGAGGGAGTCCCCGGTCGACCCTCCCAGGTAAGACACGGGCAGCTTGAAGATGGAGGCGATCGTCCGCTTACTCATCTGCTGCGACTCCACGAACTGCATGTCCTCGAGAGGAGCGGTCAGGGGGACGAAAGAAGCGCCCTCCTCGAGCACGGCCACGGAGTGCCGACCGCTGACACCTCGCGGGCCCTTGTCGCCCCCGCCATAGATCGCCTTCCACGATTCCCTAAGCTTCACGGTGTCGCGGATCTGCCCTGGGTGCTCGATGACGCCGGAGAGAAACGGCTTCTGCGCGTAGACCTCGCCCTCGAACCGCTCACGGGCTTTCGCTAGTCCCAGCTGCTGGCGG